ACATCAAAAAAACACACGGAAAAGAAAGGAGCCTGCAAATGAGTGAATTATTAGGCATAAGAGAACTGAGAAAAAAGCTGGAATCCAAGAAACCCAGAGTAGATTTAAGGTATCGATACTATGATATGAAGAATAGTGTAATGGACTTAGGAATATCAACTCCAGATGAACTGAGAGGATTCAATTCAGTGCTTGGCTGGTGTTCAAAAGCCGTAGATAGATTAGCCGATAGAATCAGCTTCAGGGAGTTCAAGGATGACAATTTCAGCATTAACGAAATATTCAACCTTAACAATGCCGATATCCTTTTTGACAATGCCATCAAAAGCGCTCTGATCAGTTCGTGTTCTTTTGTTTACATAAGTAAAGATGAATCCGGATATCCACGTCTGCAGGTTATTGATGGAGCAAATGCAACCGGTATTATCGACCCTATTACTTATCTGTTAAAAGAAGGCTATGCAGTTCTGGAAAGAGACAGAAATGACAGACCTGTAATGGAAGCGTATTTCGAGCCTTTTAGAACTACGATTTATTACAAAAACAAAGCGCCTGAAGCATATGATCATAACGTTGGCTATCCACTACTGGTGCCGGTTATAAACAGGCCGGATGCCAAAAGGCCATTTGGTAGAAGCAGAATAACCAGAGCCTGCATGAGCTATATGCAGAGTGCTGCAAGAACAATCAAAAGAAGTGAAATCAGCGCAGAGTTCTATTCATTTCCACAAAAATGGGTAGTCGGTACTGATCCAAGTGCTGAAAGGATGGAAAAGTGGAAAGCTTCTATTTCTACCTTAATTGAAATCAGTGCTTCTGATGAAGGAAATGAGCCAAGACTGGGCCAGTTCACTCAACAGTCAATGCAACCTCATAATGAGCAGCTGAAAATGTTTGCATCGTTATTTGCCGGTGAAACTGGTTTAACCTTAGATGACCTGGGATTTGTAACCGATAATCCATCAAGTGCTGAAGCTATTGCAGCAGCGCATGAAAATTTAAGGTTGGAGGCAAGAAAAGCCCAGAAAGTGTTTGGAAGCTGTTTCCTGAACGTTGGCTTTTTAGCAGCATGTTTACGTGACAACTACAACTATACAAGAGAAATGATGTTCCTGACTAAACCAAAATATGAGCCAGTATTTGAACCAAGCAATTCAACTCTCTCTTTAATCGGTGATGCTGCTATCAAGATTAATCAAGCAGTACCAGGATATTTCAATGAAGAAAACCTACGTGATTTAACCGGCATTGAAGGTGGCAGTTAATGGATGCTAAAGAATTACTGGAAAAAATCAAAGAAGAGTTCAGAAAAAGGTTTAAGGAAAAAGAAAGTTTTAGCGATTACAAGCAGGTACAAAGTTATGCTGTTGAGATTGCTGAAAAAAGTTCCAAAGCTGTTATAAACAATTTCGATGATTCACTGATTAATGAATTTGGAACATTGAGTTATGATATTTTAAATGAAGTGCTAAGCGATATTTTAGAAAGTGACTATAAGCTGATAGCTGATGCCTGTGTTATTGCTCAAACTGAAATGAATAAGAATGCCAATATTGGATTAAAGGCAATAGCTCCGAAATATGATGATGACAGAGCGCATAGTATTGTATGGGATATGGCGCAAAGAGATTTAAACTCATTTAAACAGGCATACCCAGCATACATTGATAACTTCTATCAAAGTATTGTTGATGAAACAGTAAGAGCAAATGCTGATTTTCAATGGAAGTCTGGACTTGAGCCAAAAGTGACAAGATTGGCTAAATATGATTGTTGTAAATGGTGTCAGAATTTAGAAGGTACTTATAGGTATGAAGATGTCAGCGACAGCGGAAATGATGTTTGGCGAAGGCATAAAAACTGTAAATGTCTTATTGTTTACGCTCCCAGAAAAGGTAAGGCGGTTGATGTCAAAACTAGAAAGCCGGTTGATAATGAAGAATTAAAAAGAAGGTTAGAATTCGGCAGTCAAAGCAAAATTAGTTTAAGTGGTAAAACAAGAGAAAAACTGCTTGAATTAAGAATGAAAGATTTAGATATTGCCAAAAAGAAGCGTTTTATAGATTAACAAAACATTTTGAGTGGAAGGTTCAAGGGGGAAATCTTTATGATTAAAAAGTTATGTGAAGAAATTTTTAAAGATGATATGAGTGATTATGCTATAAAAATCGCTTACTTTACTGTGGCTCCAGAATTAGCTAAAAAGTTATCTAAAAATGAATGGGATGAGTTTATGGGGAAAGTGCTTGAATACATCAAAGAAAACATGACAACCGATTTGATAGCAAATTTCATATAAAGGTGGTGCATTATGTCTAAAAAAGGAAGGCAAACACCCACCAGGAGTCTGATACTTCCCTACGATAGAACTGATGGCCAAGCAGCTATAGATTTATACCATAAGACAAACAAGACTGCTCAGGAGTGGCAGTCTTTAATTTTGTACGATTTACTGGCACTGAATGATGATGGTCTGTTTGTTCATACCAAGTTCGGTTATTCGGTACCACGTAGAAATGGTAAAAGTGAGATAGTAGCCATTAGAGAAATGTACGGACTTGTCAATGGTGAGAATATACTTCATACAGCTCACCGAACAACAACATCTCATATGGCTTGGGAAAGGCTTTATGACTTGCTTGAACTGGCGGATATTAAAATAGTGTCATCGTATCGAGCTTATGGTAAAGAACATATCCAAATTGAAAATGGTGGCAAGATTGAATTCAGGACTCGTACAAGTAAAGGCGGACTTGGTGAAGGCTTTGATTTATTGGTAATAGATGAAGCTCAGGAGTATCAGGATGACCAAGAAAGTGCTTTGAAATATGTTGTATCAGATAGCCCTAATCCACAGACTATATTCTGTGGAACACCACCGACACCAGACAGCTCCGGAACAGTATTTACCAAATTAAGAGAAGCGGCTTTAAGTGGTGAATCTATCAATACAGGTTGGGCTGAGTGGAGTGTGGAAGAACAGAAATCACCTCGTGATAAAACCTGGTGGTATGAAACGAATCCATCGTTGGGAGTTATTTTATCCGAAAGAAAGATTTTAGACGAAATAGGCAATGATGATGTTGATTTCAATATTCAGAGACTGGGTTACTGGATCAGCTACTCACTTAAATCAGCTATCAGTGAAGCAACGTGGAACAGTCTTAAAATTACTGAACTTCCTACGTTTAAAGGTAAGCTTTATGTAGGTATCAAGTATGGCGCTGATAACACCAATGTGGCTATGAGTATTGCGGTTAAGACAACCAATGACAAGATATTTGTTGAATCTATTGACTGTCAGTCAGTTAGAAATGGCACAGGCTGGATTATCAGATTCTTGCAAAACGCTGATTGGCAGAATGTAGTTGTTGATGGTGCTAATGGCCAAGATATTTTAGCCGCAGCAATGGAAGATGCCGGATTAAGAAAACCGGTATTCCCAACCGTAAAGGAAGTCATAGCGGCCAATGCCACATTCACAAATGGCATTGATACTGATAAATTGAGGCATAACGGACAACCATCACTTACTCAGGCAGTCAGCAACTGTGACAAGAGAGCTATTGGTTCAAGCGGTGGGTTTGGCTATAAATCGTTAAATTCAAACATAGAAATAGCGCTGATGGAAAGTGCTATTTTTGCCTATTGGAGTGCTGAAAAGACAAAAGAGAGAAGAAAGCAGGTTATAAGTTACTAACCTGTTTTATATTACGCAACTATGCGGATTGAAAATAGGGAAAGGAGGCATTAGAAATGTCAGAAGAATTTAAAGCTATTGAAACACAGGAGCAGTTAGACGCCATCCTTAAGGAGCGTTTAGCTCGCCAGAAGGAAAGCATTGAAAAGAATTTCGCCGATTATGAACAGTTGAAGAAAAAAGTAGGCGATCTTGAAAGTGCAAACCAGAAATTAAGCCAGTCTGCAACAGAAAGTGCAAGCAAGTTAACCGAATATGAAAAGCAGATTGCCGAAAAGGATTTGAAAATCAAGGGCTACGAGGCCAACTCGGTAAAAAATAGGATTGCTCTTGAAGTTGGATTACCATTTGAAATGGCATCAAGATTAAAAGGTGAAACGGAAGAAGAAATTAGAAAAGATGCTGAATTGCTATTTAAGGCAATTGGAGCAAGTAAACCGGTAGCACCTTTAGCAAACCCAGAAGTACCTACGGATGGGAAAAACCAAGCATACCAGAATATGCTTGCAAACTTAAAAAAGTAAAGGAGTATTTAAAATATGGCAGTATTAGAAAAAGGAACTTTGTTTGATCCAGTATTAGTTACTGATTTAGTAAACAAAGTCAGAGGAAAGAGCTCATTAGCTAAATTAGCAGCAAGTGAGCCAATTTTATTCAGCGGACAGAAAGAATTCACGTTTACAATGGATTCAGAAGTTGCTATTGTCGCAGAGGGTGGACAAAAAACACACGGTGGTGTAAGTATTGAACCAGTTACTACTCTTCCATTAAAAATTGAATATGGCGCAAGAGTATCTGATGAGTTTTTATATGCCGCTGATGAAAAGAAAATCGACATTCTGAAGGCATTCAATGATGGTTTCGCAAGAAAAGCAGCACGTGGGTTAGACCTGATGGCCTTCCACGGTGTGAATCCAAGAACGATGACAGCTTCAACTGTAATCGGTGAAAACAACTTTAAAGATAAAGTTAAGAATCTGGTTACCTACACTTCAAATGACCCAGATACAAATATAGAAAGTGCAGTTAAGCTGGTACAGGCTTCAGATGGAGCAGTCACCGGTTTGGCAATGGCTCCAGCTTTCAGTTCAGCATTAGCTGAGTTAAAAGTAAACGGAGTCAAGCAGTTCCCAGAATTAGCCTGGGGTGCGAATCCAGAAAAAGTAAATGGTTTGCCAGTTGACATCAACAGAACTGTTTCTGACACCGGAACAAATAAAGCAATTGTTGGTGACTTTGCTGACTTTGTTAAATGGGGCTATGCTGGTGACGTCAGATTTGAAGTCATTGAGTATGGTGACCCAGACGGAACTGGTAAGGACCTGAAGCAGTATAATCAGGCTTATTTAAGAGCTGAAATGTTTATCGGCTGGGGCATCTTTGATGGTGAAGTATTTGCAAGAATTGTTGACCCTGAAACAGTTACCTTTACAGCTACACCAGATGGAACAGCTGGTTCAACTTCATCAACTAAAATTGATTTAGCATTTAACGTTGATATTTATGGTTTGAAAGCTGAACACATCACATTGACTGATGGTACTGGAAAAGCAACAAAAGGCGCATTGACCGGTTCTAATAAGAACTGGAGTCTGGCAATTACACCAACTCAGAGCGGTAATATTTCATTACAGATTGCTGATATCGGTGGTTACGATATGCCAGCTGCGAAGACTGTTGCTGTAATCAAAGTATAATGAAGTACAGAAATATCAAGACTGGGGCTGTTATTGACAGCTCCAGTGTTATTGGTGGCGAAAACTGGGTTCCTGTAATTGAAGAAAAAAAGGCTGTTGAACCAGTTATTGAAATTGTAGAAAATCCAGTTAAAACCATTGATGAAATGACAAAAAAGGAAATTATGGCTGAGTTGGACTCAATGGGTGTTGAATATAATCCAAGAGCCAACAAGAGTGAACTTTATAATCTGATGAGGTGATATTATGAGTGAATTTGCAACAATTGAAGATATTGAAAGTTTATGGCGTGTTATGTCAAATGAAGAAAGGGAAAGGGCTGAGGCACTGCTGCCTGTCATTTCCGATTCTTTGAGACAGGAAGCTAAAAACGTAGGAAAAGATTTAGATCAGATGATTACGGATGGCAAAATACTACCTTCAGTAGCCAAATCAGTGGTTGTCGATGTTGTTGCAAGAACTCTGATGACATCAACAAATGCAGAGCCAATGATACAAAGCAGTCAGTCAGCAATGGGATATTCATATTCTGGAACCTATCTTGTTCCGGGCGGCGGCCTGTTTATCAAAAAGAGTGAACTTGCAAGATTAGGGTTGAGAAAACAACGAATAGGAGTTATTGAAATGCTATGATTAAAGGAATTACAGTTAAACTGATTAATCTGGTTGATAGTGGGCAAAGTGACCCATTTGGCAACCCTATAATGCAAGAAACCTCTATTAACGTTGAAAATGTACTGATTCAGCCGGCTACAAGTGATGATATTACTGACTCAATTAACCTTTACGGAAAAAAAGCAGTCTATAATCTTGCGATTCCAAAAGGCGATGATCATATCTGGGAAAATCAGATTGTCGAGTTTTTTGGCGAGAGATTTAAAGTGTTTGGCAAGCCTTTGATGGGCATTGAAGCCAACATACCGCTCAAATGGAATATGAAAGTACAGGTTGAAAGATATGACTAAAATAAAAGTTACAAAAATCAAGACAAACAACCGAGGCTATCGAATGCTTCTGAATGGGATGGAACTACAGAAGTTTTGCAATGATCTTGGCGAGCAGGTGTCAAAAAAAGCCGGCACAGGCTATGTGGTGACTACCCAGATTGGTAAAAAAAGACTGCATACAAGAGTGGCTGCTGTTACGAAAGAAGCGGTTAAAGATAATTTAGAAAACAACACATTACTGAAGGCGGTGAGCTGATGATAGAACAGATCATACTTGAATATCTTAAAGATAAACTGAATATGGATGATATCTATACTGAAACACCACAGGAACCACCATCAGTTTTTGTTCGAATTGAGAAAACCGGCGGTAATCGTAATGCTTATCTTAAAAGAGCAACTGTGGCAGTTCAGAGCTACGGTTCAAGCCTTCATGAAGCGGCATCGCTGAATGAAATTGTTATTGAGGCAATGCTTGGCATTGATGAGCTTGACTCTATCAGCAAATGTGAACTCAACTCAGATTATAATTTTACAGATACACAACAAAAGAAGTACCGCTATCAGGCGGTTTTTAATTTAACTTACTACTAAGGAAAGGAGTAAACTTATGGCAACAACTGCGGCAAATGTTACTGCTGCCAAACCTAAAATAGGTGGTGCTATCTATCGTGGTGCTACCACTCTTACTTTGCCAACTGATGCAACAACTACACTGCCAACCGGCTTTGTTTGTCTGGGCTATGTTGGTGAAGAAGGTTTGACAAATGCGATTGAAAATGAAACAGACGAGATTAAAGCCTGGGGCGGTGATGTTGTTTTAGCCCTTAATAAGGGGAAAAAAGTCACCTCAAAGTTTAAACTTGTTGAAACAATGAATACAGATGTATTAAAAGCGGTGTTTGGCTCAACAAACGTTACTGGAACATTATCAACTGGAATTACAACCAAGATTGCTGGAATCAATGATGAAGCTGCTGCTTGGGTAGTTGATATGATCCTGAGAGATGGGGCTTTGAAGCGAATCTGTATTCCAAGCGCTTCAATTACTGAAATGGCTGAAATTGTCTACAGTGACAGTGAAGAAGTTGGCTATGATGTTACTATTCTGCAGACACCAGATAAAAATGGGTTTGCTCAATACGAATACATCAAGGAGTCAGAAACTTCGTCAAGTTAATTAAGAAAGGGGCTATTAAATGATTAAAGGAAAAACAAAAAGTGGATTCGAGTTTGAAATGAACGAAGAAGTCTTGAATGATATGAGAATTGTTGACGCACTGGCTGATATGCAGTCAGGTGATGACAGTCTGGTAATGGTGGCAGTTACTGAATTGCTTAATCTTGTTTTAGGTAGAAAACAGAAACAGCTGCTATATAAACATCTTGAAGTTGAAAATGGAAGAGTTCCAATTGAAAAAGTAAGTGATGAACTGGTTGAAATTTTCAACAGCCTGAAAGAAGGAAAAAATTAATAGCCCTGGCCACAATGATAGCAACCGATGAAGAAGCATTGATTTGTGATTTGGCGGAAACCTATCATATATTTAACTACAGAGAGTTGCCAGTTAGATTATTGGCAACTCTTTCAGTTGGGCTGAGGGCGGATTCAAGAATCAAATTGAAAATAAGTGAGCAGCCATGCTCATTGGAAATATGGCTTCTTGCTTCAATAGCTGACAGATTAACACTGATTGGAAGCGCTGGAAGTAAGGAAAAGCCGAAACTGATAACAGATATGCTTTTACAGAAGGAAAGTGAACAGTTGCAGACATTTGTGAGCGGTGAAGATTTTGTTAAGGCAAGAGAAAAAATACTGAAAGGAAGTGATTAACTATGGCAGCGGCAACAGAACTGGCAACCGCCTATGTTCAGATAATACCTTCAATGAAAGGTTCAACTGGAAAAATAAAAACTGAAATTACTGGTGACATGGAAGAAGCCGGCGAAAAAGGTGGTAAAACATTTGGGCAGAAATTTGCTGCCTTTGCTAAAAGAATCATAACTGCGGCAGCAATAGGTAAAGTAATTGCACAATCAATTGCTGAAGGAGCTAAAATCGAGCAGTCTTTCGGCGGTTTGGAAACCATGTTTAAAGAAAGCTATTCATTAATTGCTGGCTATGCTCAGGATGCCTGGAAAACTGCCGGAATCAGTGCCAATGAATATGCAGAACAGGCTACTTTATTCAGTGCTTCACTTTTGCAAAGTGTAGGCGGTGATACTCAAAAGGCTGCTGAATTAGCAAATATGGCTCTAATAGATATGGGTGACAATATCAATAAATTCGGCGGTGATTTATCGATGGTGCAAAGCGCTTATCAAGGTTTAGCACGTGGCTCTTATGTTATGCTTGATAACCTTAAATTAGGTTATAAAGGCACTGCTCACGAAATGATGAGGCTTATCAACGATAGCGGAGTGTTGGGTTACACTCTGACTGATGTTTCTCAACTGGCAGATGTCGGCTTTGGAACAATGGTTGAGGCTATTCATAAGGTTCAGGAGAATTTAAACATTACTGGCACTACTGCTAAAGAAGCTTCTTCGACTATCAGTGGTTCATTAAAGCAAATGAAAGGCGCTTTTACTAACGTCATGGCGGCTATGTCTATGGTTGGTAAAGAGGGCATGGGCATATTAAACCTGGATGAAGCCTTGCAGGACTTGATGGTTGGTGTAAATGATTTTACTTCAAACATAATTCCGGCCATTACAACAGTGTTCCAAACCCTGCCAGTTGCATTGGCAACAATGATTTCCAATATGGCGCCAATATTAATCGAGCAGGTACCAGTATTGGTGAAAGGATTTGCAGATGGCCTGATTATAGGAGTTCCAACCTTGATAAAGGCGGCAATGACATTGATTCAGGGTTTATCAGGTGGAATAAGAGAATCGATACCTGCATTTATAAATGAAGCAATGCCTCTTTTGTTAAACTTCAGTCAGGAACTGCTGAACAACATGAGTTTACTGGTTGATGCTGGAATTGAACTTGTTATTGGCTTGGTACAAGGCTTAATGGATGGTTTGCCTACCTTAATCGAATTTGTACCACAGATTATCAGCAATATAGCAAATATTATTAATCAGAACATGCCTAAGATACTGGAAGCCGGAATTAGAATCCTGCTTGAATTGATTAAAGGTTTAACAAAAGCAATACCTTCATTGATCGCAAATGCAGGCAATATTGTAAAAGCAATATGGGACGTTTTTCTTGCTTTTAAATGGGTCGATTTAGGCAAGAATATAATCAATGGTATTAAAAAAGGAATTGAAGGATTTAAAGACAGATTAATTGAATCGTTTAAAAATATTGCTAAAAATGCCTTTAATGCAGTTAAAAATTTCTTTGGCATAAAATCACCATCAAAACTGATGGAGAAGGAAATAGGCAGATTCATACCTGAAGGCATAGCGGTTGGTATTACAGCCAATACAAAAAGTGTAACCAGAGCAATGGATGATATTTCAAATATGACTTTAGGAAGTGCCGAAAATATGATAGGAAGAAGCAGAATATCATCTGATTTCGGAAGCGGTAATATGTCAACAAATAATTATGGTGGTTTTAACTTCAATATTTATGCAAGAGATAATCAGAGCGCTAAAGAAATAGCTGAAGAAGTACAATCATTGATAATGAACGAAATAAATGCAGGAAGGAAGGTATTTGCATGATGAGAATATTTACAATAAACAATACACCTTCTTCTGATTTTGATATTTATCTGGCTGACAGCAATCTGTTTGACAGTGCAGTTGAAGATGTTGAATATATTGAAATTGCCGGTAGAAATGGAGCCTTAACTGTCAGCAATAACCGATATAAAAGCTTTACAGCACGTTTAGACTGCTACTGCATCAAAGATATGCAGACCAATATAAACAACTTTAAAAACTACCTTATGAGCTTGAAAGGTGGTTTTATTTTAAAGGATTCGGTTCATGTCGGAGTCTTCAGAATCGGTAGAAATGACAGCTTTAAATTAGATGATTCAGACAAAAACAAAGCAGTATTTAGTTTAAATATAAACTGCAGGCCGGAAATTTATCTTGAAAGTGGTTTAACTGAAGCAACTATAACAAGTGGTGATATATTAATTAATCCCACTTTTTTTGACAGCAAGCCATTAATCACTGTCAAAGGTAACGGAACTTTAAATATCGGCGACTATGAACTGACGGTCAATACATCTCAAACCTCATTGACAATAGACTGTGAAGCTATGAACTGCTACAGCAATAATGTGAATTGCAACAATGACGTCACATTGATTGATTTTCCGGTTTTAAAAACTGGTGAAAATGAAATCACATTCACCGGCTTTACGGAAGTTAAGATAACTCCGAGGTGGTGGAGAGTATGATACCTGTTTTGTTCAATGAAAATGCTACAAGTTTTAATACAAATGGCATTGGAAGGCTGATAGACTGTCTAAGCTGTGAAGTTGCTGAAGAACGAAATGGCGAATATTCACTTGAATTGGTCTATCCAACTTCTGGCCAGTTTTATAACGAAATAAAAACATCAAGAATTATTTTAGCAAAACCAAACTATGAACACCCTTATCAAGCTTTTAGAATTTATAAAATCAGCAAGCCGATTAACCAGCTTGTAACGGTATATGCCAATCATCTGAGCTATGATCTAAACTATATTCCGGTAAGCGTATTCAATGCGGTTGGCATCAATGCTGCTTTAAACGGATTAAAAATCAACAGTCTGGAAAATAACCCATTTAACTTTATTACTGATATAACCAACACTGATACTTTATTTCAAGTTGATGTTCCAAAATCGGTTAGGGCTTGTTTAGGCGGAACTGAAGGCTCTATTTTGCAAACATTCAGCGGTAGCGCTGGTATTGAGTATAAATGGGATAACTACGATGTTTACGTGAGTTTACATCGTGGCTCTGATAATGGTGTTGAATTAAGATATGGCAAAAATATCACTGATTTGAACTACACTGAAAATATTGAAGAAACCATAACCGGGGTACTTCCTGTCTGGACTAATCCAGAAGGCACTTCAACTTTAACCGGTGATATTCAGTATTCACCATATAAGAACAATTATCCATTTAATCGAACTGTAGTATTGGACTGTTCAGAGCATTTTGAAAGCACTCCAACTTTGCAAGAGCTGAATGCCTATGGCTTTGAATATGTAAGTTTACAGGGATTACCGAAAGAAAATATAAAGATATCTTTTGTTGATTTATCCAAAACGGATGAATACAGGTTTTCAGTTGGAATTGAATCAATTGATCTGTGTGATGAGATAACGGTTATCTACCAGCCACTTGGCATAAGTTTTAAAGCCAAAATCATCAAGACAGTCTATGATGTTCTGACTGAAAAATATATATCACTGACAATTGGTGATGCTAAAAGCTCATTAGCTCAAACGTTAATCACTACAATTGAGCAGGTAAACAATGCTTCAGATAAACTGGCTTCAGTAAATATCAAGGTTAATCAACAGGAAGGCAGTTTAGGTGTATTGGCACAACAGGTTGATAGCAATAATAATAAACTGATTCATCTGCAGGTTGATTCAACTAAGGAAGAAGTAAGAGTTACCAATCAGGCAAGTGAACAGCCTACATCCTACACTTCGTTCAAAGGTGATGGAATGAGAATATTTGTAAACAATACAAATGTAGCTGAAGCTATAGCTGATAGATTTAACTGTAATAAAGGTTTAGGAATTCAAGATTGGGCTATAGTTCAAGGACAAAGTCCAAGTGTATTAAATGTTTTTAGGAAGGAATAATATATGGCAGAAATTATTGTAGGTCAAACAATTACAACACAACAATATGCAAATGCTGATAATACCAGTTTATCGTATTATCTAAATGCTTATCTTTTCTATGTGGATGTTACTTTAATTTCTCAAGATATTGTTAATGCTTTATCAAAAGTAAGAATAAAACATAGAATGAAATGTGTTAGATCTTATTATTCTAAATATAATTCTTTACATAGTGATATCAGTATAGGAGATGAAGTAAAAAATACTAAATATCTACCTACCACCGCAAAAGGGCAAGCCTATGATTTAGCAGAGTGGACTGGAGATGTTCCTCATGATTCTCAAGGTAATTTAAGTATTGTAGTTAAAGGTATATGGCATGGTTACGATAACAACAACAATTATGGTCCAGTTAGTAATACTTTACTCAACGAAATACAATTTCCTCAAATATTGAGAGCATCTACAATAAATGTATCTCCTACTTTTTTAACCAGTGGTAATGCAACAATTATGGTAACAAAACATGACCCAGCTTATACTACTACTTTGAAATACAGAGTTAATAATGTGGATTATGTTATAGCCACTAAAAGTTCAAATACTACTTTCTATTTAGCATATAACACGATTAAAAATATTATAGGAAGTTATACCAGTGCTGTAGTTAAAATTACTGCCATTACTTATAGTGGAAACACTATATTAGGTGAAGACAGCAAGGAAATAATTATACAAACTGGCTCTATACCACTTTCATTGTATGATGATATGCAAGGAAACACAGGTGTTACTTTTGGCGAAGAAGCTACAGGTGCTGGAG